CCAAATGATAAGTCAGTAAAAGAAACAGTCAGTGCAAGAAAACTATGGGAAAGAATACTTGAGATAAGATTTAGAACGGGAGAACCTTATCTAAACTTTATTGATACTGCAAATAGATATCTACCACAACCACTGAAAGACAAAGGACTTGAGATACACGGAAGTAATCTATGTAATGAGATACACTTACCAACAAGTCCTGAGAGAACTGCAGTATGTTGTCTATCTTCTCTAAATCTAGAATACTATGACGAGTGGAAAGATACTACTATTGTACGAGACTTAATAAGAATGTTAGACAATGTCCTTGAGTACTTCATAGAGAACGCTCCTGACTCGATTTCTCGTGCGAAGTACTCTGCAATGCGTGAGAGAAGTTTAGGTCTTGGTGCAATGGGATTTCACTCTCTTCTACATAAACATGGTGTTGCATGGGAGTCTGAACTTGCAAAAGAAATTAATCATCAAGCATTTGGTTTTATTCATGACGAAGCACATGCAGAAACCGAACTACTTGCAAAAGAAAGAGGAGAATATCCTGACGGAAAAGGTTCGGGTAAAAGAAATGCACACCTAACTGCAATAGCTCCTAATGCATCGAGTGGTGTTATTTTAGGAACAAGTCCTTCTATCGAACCATTGAAAGCAAATGCATATACTCATAGAACTCGTGCGGGTAGTTTTCTAGTAAAGAACAAATACCTAGAACAACTACTTGAGTCTAAAGATATGAATAACGATAGTATTTGGAGTTCTATAATCACAAATAAGGGGTCTATACAACACTTATCCTTCCTTACAGAAGGAGAGAAAAGTATATATAAAACTGCGGACGAATTAGACCAGAACTGGATAGTTCAACATGCGGGAGACAGACAGAAATATATATGTCAAGGACAATCTGTTAATCTTTTCTTTCCCGCTGGTGCAGATAAATCATATGTAAATAAAGTTCATCTACGTGCATGGAGTCACGGGTTGAAAGGTCTTTACTATCTACGAACTGAAGCAAAGTCTCGTGCAGAGAATGTTTCAGAGAAAGTAGAACGAGTCGCACTGCAAAGTGATACAAGTACAATCGTATATACCAAACCGAATTGTCCTTTCTGTCAACTTGCAAAAGAAGAACTGAAACTTCGTGGTATACCATATGACGAGATTAATCTTGAAGAGATTGGTAAAACTGCAAGAGAAGTGACGGGTCGAAAAGGAGTCAAGACAGTTCCACAAATATATTTACAAGGTGAATATGTTGGGGGTTATGAAGAACTCATGGAACTATTTGACAAAACAGAAATCGAAGAGTCGGAAGACTGCAAAGCATGTGAAGGATAACAATGGCACTATTAGAATTTTCAAAAACATACAAACCTTTTCTATACCCTTGGGCTGTAGAATTAACTAAAAAACACGAAGAGATACACTGGATAGAAGACGAAGCAGAACTATCCGAAGATGTTCAAGACTGGAGAACTAAACTCACAGAAGATGAAAAGTTATTCATCACACAAGTACTAAGATTATTTACACAGTCAGATGTACAAGTAGGAGAGAACTATCACGAACTCCTAATCCCTAAATTTAAAAACAATGAAGTCCGAAACATGTTATCTTCCTTTGCAAACAGAGAAGGAGTACATCAACGTGCATACGCACTACTCAATGATACTCTTGGTTTACCCGATGAAGACTTTAGTGCATTTCTAGAATACAAAGAGATGTCAGATAAGATTGACTTTATGAAAGACGGAGATATCTCTACCCAACAAGGACTTGCACTATCACTCGCACAATCAGTATTTAACGAAGGACTATCGGTCTTTGCATCTTTTGTGATGTTACTAAACTTCCAGAGATTTGGTAAGATGAAAGGTATGGGTACAATTGTTGAATGGTCTATTCGTGACGAGACTTTACATGTACAAGGTAATGCAAAACTATTTAGAGAGTTTTGTGCAGAACATACTCGTATTGTTAATGATGAACTTAAATCTAAAATTTATCAAATTGCAAAAGATGTAGTTAAGTTAGAAGATAAGTTTATTGACCTTGCGTACAACGGACACAAGATAGAAGGTCTAGACAAAAAAGATGTCAAACAATACATTAGACACATTGCAGACCGAAGATTATTACAACTTGGTATGAAACCAAACTTCAATGCAAAAGACAATCCACTCCCTTGGTTAGATTGGGTACTTAATGGTGCATCACACGATAACTTCTTTGAGAAGAGAGTCACCGAGTATTCGGTCAATGGTCTTGAAGGAGAATGGGGTTGGGAAGACGTGGATACACCACAACAACTCGAAAGGATTGAAGATAAACTAGATGATGCAATTTCAAATGTAGGTTGTTAGTTTTGGAAGAAAAAGAGTATGAGATAATATGTTCAGTTTGTGAGTCACATACTCACATCATCATAGATAATGATGAAGAACCACTATACTGTCCCATGTGTGGTGCAGAGGCGGAAGTAAAAGAACTAGAAGATTAATGTACGATATAGATTATGTGTTTGATGAAATGTCTCTATTTCATATAGAAGAATTATTTAATATTTCAGACCTTCAAGATAGTCCAAACTTATCAAATCAATCAGGTCAAACTCAAGCTGCTGGTGTTGTGTTTCGTGATTTAAAATGGACACAACCTACTCAAAAAAATAATTTTATGTTAAAGGATATACAAAAAAAGTATGGAGAAAACATTAAACTCTACACTTGGTATTTTTTAAAGTACATTGTTGGTTCTTCTACTATAGAACATATGCATGGTGCGAATAACTTAGGATACAAGGGTTGGAGTACAATTACTATGTTATCTAATCCAAGTGAATATATGGGTGGAGAACTAGTTATTCATACTCATGATAAGAAAGAAGAAATAGTTTTAAAGAAAGGACAAACTATAAGAATTAATGATGATGTTGTACACTCCGTAAATAGAGTTAATTGGGGAGAAAGAAAAACTCTAATACACTGGTTTAGAGAATAACTAAATACACGTATGACTTGGTTATACGAAAACAAAGTATTTGATTTGAGTGAGGAAGAACTAGAGAAGTATCAAGGATTTGTTTATGAAGTAGAAGAATGTGATACGGGTATGAAATATATCGGTAAAAAGTTTTTCTGGAAAAAGAAAGTCCTACCTAAAAATCAATCCCGTAAAAGAAAAATAATCACTCGAGTACAATCCGACTGGAGAGATTATCATGGTTCAAATGACCAAGTTAAACAACTACGTGAAGAAGGTAAACTATTTAAACGCAAGATATTATACTTATGCAGAACAAAAGGAGAATGTTCTTACTATGAAGCAAAACTCCAATTTGAAAATGATGTTTTACTTCGTGATGATTACTATAATGAATTTATAGGGTGTAAGATACATTCTAAATTTATTAAAGATATGAAAGATGACTACAATAACTCGTGAACTAATCAATCCAAACTTTTATCACGTCACAGAAAATGTTGACTATAAAACTCTTTGTAAGAAGATAAACAAGTTCAAACATTTGTTTCTTTCCAAAGGTGCAACCAAAGAAGATAACATTGGAACGGGAACACTAACTGCAGATACCGATACTATTGCATGTTATTTTGCAGCTTGGGAACTTGGTATGACTCTCTTTCTAACCAACGATGAAGTTTTAGCAAAAGAACACTCAAAAGAATTACTTTACATGGACTCACTTGTTTACATGAATAAAATAGTATCTGAAAACTTTACTAATTATAACAATCGTACCTATTTAAGTTCATTTATGATACACGATTTATATAGACCAATTGACCCAAACAAGTCTGGTGGAATGACTCGTATGGATTTGAAGGACGGACTGTATCGTAAAATTTTAGAAAAGTATGGAGATAATAATACAACTGTTTTAGAAATGCGTGACATTGCACCAATGCCTGGAACTGATATTCAGCCATGGAAAGTAGATGAAAATGATATTGCAGTAGAAAATATGAACAATGTTTTGAAAATAAAAAAGACAACTGATTTCTGGTTTCCAAAACAATATACACATAAAGAAGTATTAGAGTCTGTAGAAAAATATTTACCTGACTTTACACAAGATAGAGTCGCATTATCAAAAACACCACACCATAATAATTCTCTTGATTATTATTTTTTACCTACACTTATGACTGCAAATAAAGTTTACGATATTAATATTATGGAAGAGTATGGTCAAGAAAACGAACGAAGATTTATGAATGCTACTATGGATTATGGTAATAAAGTAATACATGACAATAAGGTAGAAAGAATGTTATTGTCTAGTCGTGAAATTTATGAGTATA